TTGGAGAAACTGCCGTTACAACTAGCGTGACTGGTTCATCTTCTTCTACTACTATTACTTGCTCGGCTTTGCCTAATGCATTGGTAGTTGGTACAGAAGTTGGCTACATTGCTTCTAATGGTCAGTATGTTCAGACTGGTTCGTTTGTGTCTGCGGCTGCGGCTGCTGGTGCAACGTCAGTGACCATCAATGCCACTATTGCAGTTCCCGGCAGTGTTACCGCTATTCCTAGCGCTTCCACTATTGTTTTCACCCAGTATCCAGAAATGCTTGTCAAACTTAACTTTGGCACTCATTCCTACTACACTGCCACAGCGGTCTAAGGAGCTAAATCATGGCTATTTCACGCGCACAACTACTTAAAGAGTTGCTCCCAGGTCTGAACGCATTGTTCGGTCTTGAGTACGCCAAATACGGCGAAGAGCACAAAGAGATCTACGAAACAGAAACATCTGAGCGTAGCTTTGAAGAAGAGACAAAACTGTCTGGTTTCTCTGCTGCACCTGTCAAGAACGAGGGCTCTGCCATCGCTTATGACAATGCGCAGGAAGCATGGACTGCTCGATACAACCACGAAACCATTGCTTTGGGCTTCAGCTTGACTGAAGAGGCTATTGAAGATAACTTGTATGACTCACTGTCTGCACGTTACACAAAAGCTTTGGCCCGCGCTATGGCTTACACCAAGCAAGTTAAAGCTGCATCCGTTTTGAATAACGGTTTCAGCAATGCTTATGCTGGTGGTGATGGTGTCGCTTTGTTCTCTGCTAGCCACCCCCTAGTGTCTGGCGGCACTAACAGTAACGTTCCTTCTACCCCTGCTGACTTGAATGAAACATCGTTGGAAAACGCTGTTATTCAGATTAGCTTGTGGACAGATGAGCGTGGCTTGTTGATCGCTGCTAAGCCTAATAAGTTGGTTGTTCCACCTGCATTACAGTTCACGGCAACTCGCTTGCTTGAGACTGAATTGCGTGTGTCTACTGCTGACAACGATATCAACGCATTGAAGAACAATGGTTCTATCCCTGGTGGATTTACCATTAACCACTTCTTGACCGATACTAACGCTTGGTTCCTGACCACAGACGTTCCTAACGGCATGAAGCACTTTGTGCGTACTCCTTTGTCACAGTCTATGGACGGTGACTTTGATACTGGTAACGTCCGTTACAAGTCTCGTGAGCGTTACAGCTTCGGCTGGAGCGATCCATTGGGCATGTTCGGTTCTGCCGGCGCATAATATTTCTTAGGAAATATTTGAATAAGGGGGCTTGTGCCCCCTTTTCTTTTGTTGTATATTGCTTTCAACCCGGGGTTATCCGGTGCATTAGACAGTCCCGGCTGACGACATACAGACTAATGCACTCTACTTGTATGTAAGGACACATCATGGCAACCACCACGTTCTCCGGCCCAGTCGTATCTCAGAACGGCTTCTCTACCGGATCAGCTTCTACCCCTTTGACAGTAACAACAGCAACTAATGTTGACTCTGCTTACGTCACATCATCCGCTGCCACTGGCGATACACGTCTGTCTTATCAGCGTTTAGCTTTAACATCAACTGGCTCTGGCGAAACTTACCGTGCTTTGACTCAAGTCACAGGCGCTGGCGCAGCTACTGGCGGTACTGTTAACGGCGCTCACATTAGCTTGAGCATCAACGGCTCTGGCACCATTTCTGGCGCAGGTAACGCTCTTCGTGCTACTCTGGGCGGCACATCTACAAACCCTGGCGGTACAATTGCAGCTATTCAGGCTGACTCCAACTTTGCCTCTGGTGGCACTTGGACAAACGCTTCTTTTATCCGCTTTACAAACAGCGGTGCTGGCACAGTGGCCAACTTGTTTAACGTTCCATCTGGCATGATTACTGCCAATACACAGGGCGCAGCTACAAACTCATTGAAGATTGTAGACAGCGCAGGTACTGCGTACTACATCATGTTGACTACAACAAACAGCTAATATGCAGATCACCAAGGAATTCTTGGAGACTGAGATTCGTGACCTTGAGACTGAAGCACAGAAAGCCCAAACTTTTTTGATTCAATCTCAAGCCACGATCCAAGCGTACAAAATGCTCATTAACAGGCTAGAAGCCCCAGAACCGGAAACGGAGCAATCATCATGATGCAAACAGACGTAAAATCCGTGCACATAGAAGCTACAGCAACTGCGGTGGCCTATCGCACTCGGGTGCGAGGATATCAATTTATAACTGGCGGCACTGCTGGCGACATTACTTTTCGTGACGGGGGTTCCGGTGGCCCCATTCTTATAGAATTTAATATTGCTACCGCACCAACAAATCCAATGTCGTTTACGATACCCGGCGAAGGCGTTTTGTTTAGTACAGATGTCCACATAACTTTGCCCGCTGCCGCCAAAATTACGGTGTTTTATGGCTAAGAGTCCAGCATGGCAGAGGAAAGAAGGCAAGTCCGAGAAGGGCGGCTTGAACGCCAAAGGCCGAGCCTCCGCCAAAGCGCAAGGTATGAACTTGAAACGTCCCCAGCCGGAAGGCGGCTCTCGCAAAGACTCATTCTGTGCGCGGATGGGTGGCATGAAAAAGAAACTGACCAGCGCCAAGACTGCCAACGATCCGGATTCAAGGATCAATAAAGCATTGAGGGCTTGGAATTGTTAGATCTAAACACCGCCTGGTCTGCCGTCCTATCTTTGGTGATTGGACTGCTAGGCTACATGATGAATGAAAAGTTCAGGGAGCTGGCTCGTGTCACGATCCTGTTGAACAAAACACGTGAGGAGGTTGCCCGTGATAACGTTACTCAAGCAGAAGTTGACAGAATTACTAACCACATTGACCAACGCTTTAACAAGCTTGAAGCAAAAATTGACCAGCTTATTCAAGCGGGGAAATGATGCCGAGCACAAGTAAGAAGCAACACAATTTTATGGCGGCGGTAGCAAACAATCCTGCCTTTGCCAAAAAAGTTGGTGTACCTCAAAGTGTTGGAAAAGATTTTGAAGAAGCGGATAAGGGTAAGAAGTTTGGTTCTGGCGGGCGTACTCGTCCAGATGTTCAAAAGGTGAATAAGCCAAAAACCCAACACGGGAAAATGGCTCTTTTTAAAGAAGGTGGCGATATGGCTGAATCTAAAGCAATGGCAAAGAAAGAAATCTCTTTCATGAAGAAAAAGGGTGCACCTGCATCCATGATCAAACATGAAAAAGCTGAGTACGGCATGAAAAAGGGTGGCATTGCTACTTCTTTGAAAGCTCACGCTGCGGCACCTGCTTCTAAAGCTCATGGCATGAAAAAAGGTGGTGTTGCGGCTTCCAAAATGGGCTCTGTTAAAACAGCTGCTCCCAGCATTAATGGTGTTGCTACCAAGGGTAAAACCAAGGGCACAATGATTACCATGAAACGTGGCGGCAAAACCTGCTAAGGAAATACCATGGCACTCCGTGAAAAACTTAATGAAATGATGGACATGATGCCATCTAGAAAAGCCGCACGTGAAGCTGGTGCTGAAATGAAGCGCGAGTCTCGTGGTATTCCTAAGCCAGTTAACTTTGACGCTATTCAAGAAGCCAGGCAAGATGCTGTTGATGCTAATGCGCGCAAGAAAATTAGCGACATGGGCTATAAAAAAGGCGGCTCAGTAGGCTCAGCATCTAAACGTGCAGATGGCTGCTGTATCAAAGGTAAAACTCGCGGAAAGATGGTGTAATCATGGCTACACGTAAGATGAAACGTTACGAAGAAGGCGGCGACATTGATGAAATGGAAGCCGCAAATGAACGCACAGAGCTTATGCTAATGCCTAATGAGCGTGGTGCTGCGGGTACTTCTGAAACTGTTTTTGCATCTGAAAAACCAAAAGCTAAATCTAAACCCGCGTCAAAAGTTCGGGATACTGGTGATGAAGCAAGCCGTTTAGCTAGCCGTTATAAGAAACCCCCGCTTCGTCAAGAGACTATGCGTGAGCGTGCTGAGTCTTACAACGCTAAACGTGCGGCTAAAAAAGCTGAAGACGCAATGCCTCGCAATACTCAAAATCGCATTCTTACTGGCATTAAAAAGAAGGCCGATGAGAATAAATTCATGGGTAGCTTAGGTTTAAAAGGTGGTGGTAAGGTTTCTTCTGCTTCTAAGCGTGCTGATGGCTGTGCTATTCGCGGAAAGACAAGAGCTTAACCATGAGAGCAAGCCGTGGAATGGGGGATATCTCCCCCTCTAAAATGCCAAGCGGCACTAAAAAAGCTCGCAAGGATAACACCGACTTTATGCAATATGCTGACGGTGGGCCTATTGGCTTGTATGCCAACATTAACGCAAAGAAAAAACGTATAGCCGCTGGTTCTAAAGAGAAGATGCGTAAACCTGGTAGCAAAGGTGCGCCAACTAAGCAAGCGTTCATAAACTCTGCTAAGACTGCGAAAAAATAATGGCTACGACCACCGGAACCACTGCCTTTAATTTGGACATGAACGACCTCATTGAAGAGGCGTTTGAGCGTTGCGGTCAAGAACTTCGTACTGGCTATAACTTTCGTACAGCTCGCCGTTCATTAAATCTTTTGACAATTGAGTGGGCAAATCGGGGTATAAATTTTTGGACTGTTGAACAAGGGCAGATTCCTTTGGTTACAGGGCAGGCTATATACCCCATGCCTGTTGATACAATCAACTTGCTAGATACTGTTGTTCGTCAAAGCAACGGTACATCTAACCAAATTGACATCAACATTAGTGGCATTTCAGAATCGACTTACATGAGTTTGCCTAACAAGCTGGCTCAAGGTCGCCCAATTCAGATGTGGTTTAACCGCCAATCTGGACAGGAAAACTTGTCCACAGTGACGTTGAGTGGAACTATTACCAGCACGGCCACATCTATTACAGTGTCTTCAGTTGCCAATTTGTCCACGGCTGGATTCATTAAGATTGACAACGAAACAATTAGTTATCCCAACATTGTTGGTAATCAATTAATTAATTGCGCTCGTGGACAGAACAATACAACTGCCGCCAGCCATACATCGGGCGCAGCACTGACAATTCAAAACATACCAGCCATCAATATTTGGCCAACACCAAATGCGCCTGGTGATCAATACACTCTTGTGTATTACCGCATGCGCCGTATTCAAGATGCCGGCACAGGTACATCTGTCCAAGATATTCCTTTCCGCTTTATTCCTTGCATGGTGGCCGGTCTAGCCGTTCAATTAAGCATGAAGCTACCTGACGTAGACCCGCAAAGAATAATGGCTCTAAAGGCCGATTATGAGCAGCAATGGGACATTGCGCAGTCAGAAGACCGCGAAACAGCACCATTGAGATTTGTGCCAAGGAATTTGTTCTATGCCTAATCGGTTTGCGTCCGGTAAGCATGCCATTGCAGAGTGTGATCGCTGCTCTGGGCGATATATGCTGAAAGAGTTGCGCACCCAAACAGTAAAGACCAAGCCATTTAGAATTAAAGTTTGTCATGAATGCTGGGATCCAGATCAGCCGCAGTTGCAATTGGGTATGTATCCAGTTAATGATCCGCAAGCTGTTCGGGAGCCTCGTCCTGATGTAAGCTATTTGGTGTCTGGTCAGAATGGCTTGCAGCTTATAAATAGCAACGGGACAGCTGTAGATGAATTTGGTTATCCTGAATCTGGTAGCCGAGTTTTCCAGTGGGGATGGAACCCTGTTGGTGGAGCAAGAAGTTTTGATTCAGTTTTAACACCAAACTACTTGGTTTTATACGCACAAGTTGGTACAGTAACGATACAAATAGGGAGCTAAAAATGGCATACACACGATCAGCAGACGGCATCGCTAAAAAAGGCAAGACCGTTGGTAAGAATTATGGGGACAGTGGCCCTACAGTAGGGATTGAAAACGGCCCTAAAAAGCACACTGTTGGAAAAACAAACGCCGACATGAAAAAAATGGGTCGTGGTTTGGCTAAAATTGCTAATCAAAAGCGAGGCTAATATGGCTAAATTCAGCAAAAAAGTAATGGGCAAAGAAGTTGGTGATGGTGCTGTTTATGCACCACCTCACACTATGACTGGCAAAGCCGGTGTTGACATCAAGAACAGTGGCTATGACGGTGGCAATCGTTATACCGCTAATGATGTAAATATGTCCGTTGGCAATATTAGCCGCGATCCATACAAAGCACCAAAAACTTCTGGCATTAAGATGCGCGGCACTGGCTGTGCAATTAAAGGCGTAATGTCTAGAGGCCCGATGGCATGAATTACACTGAACTCAGCAACGCTATTCAAGCGTATACGGAAAATACTGAAGCGAGTTTTATCGCTGAGATACCCGTGTTCGTTCAGCAGGCTGAGCAGCGTATTTATAACACGGTACAGTTTCCATCGCTTCGCAAAAACGTAACGGGCGCAACTACGGCTAATAATAAATATTTGGCATGCCCTTCTGACTTTTTAGCCTCATATTCCATGGCGGTTGTAGACGGCACTTTGTCTACAGGTACGTATGAATACTTACTTAACAAAGATGTTAACTATATTCGTCAAGCGTATCCGCAAGCCAATGATACAGGTATACCAAAGTACTATGCTTTGTTTGGCGCGCAGACTAATGATGCTAATGAGTTGTCATTTATCCTTGGTCCAACGCCAGATGCGGTTTATCCTGTAGAACTTCACTATTACTACTATCCTTCTTCTATTGTTCAAGGCATAGTTACTTCTGTTGGTGCCATTACAGGTGGTAGTGCATATACGGCTGGTACATACTTCAATGTGCCTTTGACGGGTGGTTCTGGTAGTGGTGCATTGGCAACAATTACTGTTTCTGGCGGCGCGGTTACAGCAGTCACCATTACAAATGGCGGTATTTTTTACGTTGTTGGTAACACTCTGTCTGCCGCAGCGGCAAATATTGGCGGTACAGGTACAAGTTTTTCTATCCCAGTTTCAGCAGTGTCTAACGCTAACGGTACCTCATGGCTTGGTGATAACTTTGACTCGGTACTTTTGTATGGCTCTTTGGTTGAGGCTTACACCTACATGAAAGGTGAAGCGGACATCATGGCGTTCTACAATACTAAATACCAAGAAGCACTTGGTTTGGCTAAACGTCTGGGTGATGGTATGGAGCGTCAAGACGCTTATCGTTCTGGTCAATACAGACAAAAGGTAACTTGATATGGCAGTGCAACAAACCGCAACGACCAGCTTTAAAGTTCAATTGCTCCAGGCAGTTCATAACTTTGGCCCTACAACACCCAATACATTTAAAATTGCGCTGTATACGGCGGCAGCTAATATTGGTCCAACTATTACCGCATACACGGCTACAGGCGAAGTTGCAAGCGGTGGTGGATACACAACAGGCGGTAATACACTGGTTATTTCGGTATCCCCAACATCGGGAAACAATTCAAGTTTAGTACCAACCGCATTTGTTTCGTTTAGCAACACTTCTTGGCCCAATGCCACGTTTACTTGCCGTGGCGCACTGATTTATAACGACTCTGTTGCAGGCGACCCATCTGTAGCGGTGTTAGATTTTGGTTCGGACAAAACGGTCAGCAATGACACATTCACAATCATTTTCCCAACGCCCGACGCAAACAATGCCATCGTTCGTATCTCTTAAGGACACACCATGAGTACAGAAAAAAGCAAAGCCCAAGACACCGTGTCTGCTGGGCTGTTGACATTCCCCAAGAGCGGCGATAGTGCCTCTGCTGGTGGTGTTTACACCGTTACTTGCGTAGGCCCAGACGGGTTAGAGAAGTGGTCTGATACTTTCCACAACCTGGTTGTAAACGAAGGCTTGCAGTACATGAACCAGACCTTCTTCAAGGGTTCTGGCTATACGGCTGTCTGGTACTTGGGTCTGGTAACTGGACCTGGTTCTGGTACTACATATGCCGCTGGTGACACATTAGCATCCCACGCTGGCTGGACAGAAAACACGGACTACACAGGTAGCCGCAAGACTGTGACTTTTGGCACAGCCTCTACAGCAGACCCATCGGTAATTAGCAACTCTGCTTCACCTTCAGCTTTTAGCATTAACGCTACGGCCACGATTGCTGGTGCTTTTTTGGCATCTACTACTGATAACTCTGGTGTGCTGTTCTCTGCCGGTGTCTTTACAGGCGGTGACAAGTCTGTGGCCAGTGGCGATACATTGAACGTAACGTATCAGTTCTCCCTTGACGCTGCCTGATAGGTAGAGCGGTGTTTGGAGATGTAACATTTGCTCAGTCTCCTTTCGCCTCTTTAGGCGGGGCTACGTTTGGTGTCGACATTGCTGAATCCGCAGTTGCAAGTAACACTCAGTCTGTTCTTACTACATTTGTAGGCACAGAAGCTGAACTTGCCGCCGCAGTAGCTACGCAGTCTGTTATTGCCAATATGTTTGCTGCCAGAGCAGAAATTGCTACAGCAACGGATACTGTTAATACCATTAACAACATCTTTAACGTTTCTTTGTCTGAGTCTGCCGTTGGCGCGGATGCCAACAGTGCTACAGCTACACTTTTTGGTGCTATTGCAGAATCTGCTACTGGTGCGGATTCTTATATTTCTCGGGCAGATTTTGTAGCGGCCATTGAAGAAATGGGGTTGGTGTTTGACCAATTTACTACTGCAAGATTTGTTAATGCCGTGCAAGCGGAAAGTGCTACAGCCACAGATGAGTATTTAGTTAAGACTATTTTTGGTGCAAGTATTGCCGAGAACGTGACTGGATCAGATGTATACCTGCCAGTTAAAGAAATCAATGCACGGCCAACAGGTATCCAGCTTTACGTCAATATTGGTGACGCACTTATTTGGGCGGTAATTGATGACAGCCAGACTCCAAACTGGCAAAATATCAACAATGTTCAAGGCAGTGGCTGGACAAACATAGACGATGAACAAACCCCCGGTTGGACGAACATCCCATCGTAAGGATAAAAAATGGCGTTAGTATTAAAAGATCGGGTCAAAGAAACGTCCTCAACGGCTGGGACGGGCACACTGACGCTTGCTGGTGCAGTCACAGGCTTTCAATCTTTTGCCGCTGTAGGTAACGGAAACACAACTTATTACGCTATCGTAGACAACGCTACAGGCGCTTGGGAAGTAGGTGTTGGTACTTACACTTCTTCTGGAACTGCACTGTCTCGTGACACTGTGCTGTCTTCTAGCAACGGCGGGTCGTTGGTTACTTTTACCAGCAACCCAAAAGATGTATTTGTAACCTACCCATCCTCTCAAGGTGTGTGGCTAAATGCGGCTGGTGTGGTGGTTCCCACGTCATACGGGGCAATTACAGCTACGTCCGTGGCAATGACTACGGGCACAATTACCACGGCTCCAACTAGCAACACAGACATTGTTAACAAGCAGTACGCTGACGCTATTGCATCGGGTATTCATTTCCATGAGGCTGTGGATTTAGCAACTACCGCAGCGCTGCCGGCCAATACTTACAACAATGGAACATCTGGGGTAGGGGCAACGCTTACAGCAACTGGCAATGGCGTTCTGTCTGTGGACTCAACGGTTACTGTTGCCACAAACCGAATACTGGTTAAAAACGAAGTCACGCAAGCAAACAATGGTGTTTACACGGTTACACAAGTTGGCACTGTTAGTACGCCATACATCCTGACCCGTGCTACAGACTTTGATACCGCTGGAACCGGAGTTGACCAGATTGATGAAGGTGACTTTTTCTTGGTGACTAGCGGCACGGCCAACGCTAATACCGCTTGGGTTCAGCAGACCACCCCTCCTATTGTGGTTGGCACAACAGCAATTGTGTTCCAACAATTTTCTGCGCCTATTACATACACGGCTGGTACAGGACTAAATGAGTCGCCAACCTATACGTTTAACATTGCCAATACCACAGTAACAGCCGCTACATACGGTTCTGCTTCTGCGGTTCCTGTGTTTGCAGTAAACGCTCAAGGCCAATTAACTTCAGTTACTGACACTGCCATTGCTATCAATGGTTCTGCGGTAACCGGTGCTATTTCTGGCCAAGCAGGTTCTGTAGCCAACTCACTGACGGCGGGTACGTACCTAACAGGCACAGCATTTAACGGCTCCGCTGCCCAGACATGGACAGTGGATGCGACTTCGGCTAACACGGCCTCTAAAGTTGTGGCACGGGACGGCTCTGGTGACTTTGCTGCTGGAACAATTACAGCGGCTTTATCAGGTAACGCAACCACTGCAACAACTGCTACAAATGTAGCAGGCGGAACGGCTAACCAGATTGTTTACAACACATCTGCTGGAACTACAAACTTTGCAGTTGCTCCTACAGTATCTAGTACATACTTGTACTGGAACGGTGCTGCATTTGCTTGGGGTACGGTTGCGCAAGAGACTCCTATTGCAGAAACTAACCAGACAATCTCATCTAATTACACGTTGACCACGGCTAAAAACGGCTTCAGTGTTGGGCCAGTAACGATCAATTCAGGCGTAACTGTTACGGTTGGCAGCGGTCAGCGTTGGCTGGTTGTTTAAGGAATAAATATGGCTGTCGTAGATTACACAAGCAACTTAGGATTGGCGTTACCCACAACGGGTGATTTGGCCGGTCTTTGGGGCTATACAGTTAATGATTCAATTACGTCCCTGCTGGACTCCGCAGTGGCGGGCACCACTACACTTAGCGCAGACACAGACACAACGCTCACTACAACAGACGGCGCAGCCAACCAAGCACGGGCGGCAGTCATCAACTGGACGGCTACGGGCACAGTAACTAGAAACATTGACGCCCCCAAGCACAGTAAAGTGTATGTGGTGTTTAACAACACGGGCGGCACGCAGTCTATTGTTATCCGTGGCGGCCCAGCAACCCCGACAGCGGGCGTAACCATATTGGCGGGCGACCAGGCTATTGTGGCTTGGAACGGCTCTGATTTTGAAAAGGTTGGCGGTGGCCAAGCGGGTGGTTCTAACACCCAAGTTCAGTTTAACAGTGGCGGTAACTTTGGAGGCTCTGCTGGTCTGGTTTGGAATGGATCAACATTAACGGCAACAAATCTGTCTGCCGGATCGTTAACATTAACTGGTTCACCGCTACCTATTGCGTCAGGCGGTACAAACTCTTCAGCTACGGCTACACTTGGCGGTGTTGGCTACGGGACAGGAACAGCTCACGCATATACAGCTGCTGGTGTAGCAGGTAAAGTTCTGACTGCAAACGGCGCAGCAGCCCCAACTTGGGAAGACGCACCAAACCCAGCAAAAGCCAGCGGCGCATTGTTAGTAAACACCGATACAGTCAGTGCCAGCTATACATTGCCAGTAGGTTCAAACGCATTTTCCGTAGGGCCGATCACGATTGCGGATACCTACACCGTTACAGTATCATCCGGACAAAGGTGGGTAATCATATGAGTATCATTGCAGCAGGCACAACAACCACGACCGCACTTTCCAGTACGGGAAACACCGACGGCACGTTGCAGTTTCAAGTAAATGGAACTACAGCTTCTGTCACACTGAACACGCTGGGTGCTATTGGCGTAGGGTCTTCACCTTCTTTTGGTTCGTCTGGCAACGTATTGATTTCTGCGGGTTCTACTGCCGCACCAGCATGGGGTGCTGTAACTGTACCTTCTGGTGCAACACTAACCAATCCAACGATTACCAACTACACCGAAACAACGTACACAGCTAACTCCAGCACTGCGATTACATTGGATTTGGCCAACGGTACTTTGCAAATTATTACGCTGACAGGCAACTGCGTTTATACGTTCCCAACTGCCACGGCTGGCAAGAGTTTCACACTGTTCCAAAAGCAAGACGCAACAGGCTCACGCACAGTGACATGGCCTGCATCGGTTAAATGGCCAAGCAGTACAACGCCAACGATTACCAGCACCGCAAGCAAGGGTGATAAGTTTGTATTTACCGCAGACGGTACGTACTGGTGGGGATCAGTGGCTGGCCAGAACTACCTGTGAGGTGATTGATGTTTAGCTCAAACGCAACACAAGTATCAGCGGTAACGCAAGCCGAAGCCATCGACTTTGATGGGACGAATGATTATCTGACGCGGTCTTCAAACCTGACCGGAAATACTGACGGGAAAA